GGAACAGGTGTTCGATTCTAGTACTGGCATCCTTCTGGATGATCCAGACATAGACTCTATCTATGCTGTAAGACAGCTGACGCTGATCTTCAGTAAGATGGAGCTACCGTGCACTCCCGCAAGGGAGCGTAAGGCAATGTCCGAATATATCCAGTGTGATAAGGAGATCGAAAGTGACAGTGAAACCGTACCTAAGTCTGATTATTCTGACTTTGGTCGTATTAGCCGTCTACTTTTTGGTGATATCCTCACTGGCCTAGATAGAGATATCTATACCGGTGAAATCACTCCCAAACACGGACCAGGCGCGACTGCTGAGCGACTTACTAGCAATAGTAAGTATCTCACTCGTTACTGGACCGATCGCCTCGAGAAAGTTTTCCACGTTGGAGACTTTCTTTATCCTAACCTCCGTCACATTGACGGTGGTTATGGCGATGTCGATTTCCTAGAACCCGATGCAGAGATGCCCTCACGGGTTATCTCTGTACCTAAGACGCAAAAGACACCACGCATCATTGCCATCGAGCCCTCTACTGTACAGTATGTGCAGCAGGGGATACTTGAGTCGATGATGCAGCATATTCGTTCATCGTTTATGAACGAGTTTATCGGATCTGATACCCAAGAGCCTAACCAGCTCTTGGCTCAGAAGGGTTCCCGTGATGGGTCCCTCGCCACACTCGATTTGAGTGAGGCGTCTGATAGGGTGTCTTTACAGCTCGTAGAAGAGCTACTCGCTCGAAATCCTCTTGCAAAAGAGGCAATTCTGGCTTGTCGCTCCCTTCGGGCTTCCGTTCCTGGCCATGAAACAATTACTTTGGCCAAGTTCGCGTCTATGGGTTCTGCTCTCTGTTTTCCCATTGAGGCGATGGTTTTCATAACTATCACCTTTCTGGCGATTGAGAGAGAGCAAGGATGCCGGTTTACCCATAAGCGGGATTTTCTTCCGTTTATGGGCCGGGTGCGCGTCTATGGGGATGATATTGTAGTTCCCATAGATTATGTGCATACCGTTGTGGATCTTCTCGAGCACTTCGGTGCAAGAGTAGGTCGCCAAAAGTCTTTCTGGACCGGAAGGTTCAGAGAGTCATGTGGTAAGGAGTACTATGACGGACATGACGTTTCCATTGTCAAGGTCCGCAAGGTATTTCCTTCACACCGGCAGCACGTTGCTGAGGTACAATCAATTGTATCTCTTCGTAACCAGTTCTATGAACATGGTTGCTGGAGTACAGCTGGTTGGTTGGATGGGC